GTTCCGTTTGAGAAGTAAAGAAGGTTTTGATCTGTTGCAAAGAATAGTGCGCCTGTATTACCTGCGGCGGCTGTTGGGCGGTTGCTAAATGTGTTGTAAAGGATCTCAGCCTGTTGAACAACATTGATCCATGCTGAACCGTTCCAGAAATAAAGTGTGTCATCTGAAGTGTTGTAATAGATCTGACCATCAAGCGGTGTAGCAGGAGCAGTAGCAAGGTTCTGAATAACCGCGTTCTGCAATTCATTCTTGTTGAGATCAATGCTAACTAAAAATTTGCGTGACATGTGTAGGCTCCTTAAACCACATAGGCAGTGCCGCTAAACGCCGCCGTAAAAGTGATGATCATTTGATTGGTACTAGGATAACTGAAAGTGCCTTCACATTGCGTTCCTGCTGAGTCCAGAACCACGGCAGTTGGCTGACCGCCTAAGTTATGGTTGATTGTCCATATTGCTGATGCTTGTGCTTGTGTGTGAACATAGAAAATATCTGACGGGCTAAATTGTCCAGGCTGTCCTTGTGGGCCAGGTGATGTGACATTGATTGACGCAGTGCTATCTACAACCGTGATGTTTTGAATTACGGGTTCAACAACAATTACTTCATCAGCCATTATCTAGTCACTTCCGCGCTCACATAAGCCTGGCCTTGTACCAAGCGTGTAACGATACCTGATTGAGATGTTATTTCTAAGTCATAATAATAAACACCTTCATCAATAGCGCGGGTCTGTGCGGCTGTTGCGTGTACTGCTACCAAGCCTGTTGCGCCCGTTATTGTTATGCCGCTACCTGTTGCAAGTGAAAGAACTGCCGTTGCATCTGTTGGGAGTGAGCGTAGTTGTAATGCGCTGGTGTAGCCCGTGATGTTTACAGGCGTTCCTGCTGGTTGCTCATAAGTAACATTTAGAAACCAATCAGCCCCTTGATCAATCTCAACATTGATTAGGAGTCCAAACAGTCATCTGATCTTCCAGGGCAGGGAATTCACCCACATGATGAATACGCCCCTGTTCATACATAGCCGCTACTGGTTCAGCGCGTAATCTCTTACCCACATGCACACGGATTTCTCTAATTGGCAGGCTGTGTCTTATCTGTTTAAGAACTGCGCTCACCATATCGCCGCCCTGGTTTACTTCTACCAAGATGCTGTCTGCCTTCCATTCATCAAATACAGATACGGCCTTAGATGCCCATTCAAGCGGTGAACCCTTAAAGGAGTAATCACCAAGTACATAACCGTGACCACCTGTATCTGATCCGCACACCAATATGCCCGTTTCATCTGAGTCAGGGTTATTTGTTACGGCGGGGTCAATAGAAACTGTAATTCTTGATAGTGCAGGGGCTTTCTTTAGGCGGTTGCGTTCAATAACGCCCTTAGTCCATAACGCGCCTTCAGTATCTTCAAGGATCTCACCATAAAGTTCTTGCCTACCCAATCTTGTGCCGTTGTAGCGGGCCTGGAGTTCCAATAGGGCGCTAGGGGCCAGGTTCTTAGCATTATCAAAGGTAGATCCCCTTGTGATGCTTACAGACCCATCTGAGCGGTTTGCAAGCATACGGATTAGGGGAGTTGGGCGCGGTGTAGTAGTTACAACTACACGCGGTTTCTTGCCCAGGCGTAGGCCAAACTGCAACTGATCCCATGCGTCTGAATATCTATATGCCGCTAATTCATCACACCAGGCCCCATGATGTTGCGGGCCACGGAAACGGTCTGGTTGATCAGCAGAAAAGAGTTTTATGCGTGATCCGTTTACCAGGATAATCTCACCCATAGATCTATTCCAGTGCAACAGCATCTTGTAACGCTTCAGCACTGTAAGCACACCTGACTCACCTTCAGCACATGTATCTCTAGCGTCTGAGAATGTAGGGGCAACAATGGCCCATCTTGTATCAGGGTTTTCTATCGCTTCCCAGGCTAACCATTCTGCGGCTGTGCGTGTCTTACCTGCTCCACGGCCTGCCATGTATAGCCAAATGTTCCAATCACCTTCAGGCGGTAGTTGTTCCTTCCGCGCTAGGTGGTTCTTCCAAAGATAACGGCTGGCCTTCACTGTGCTGTTCAATGATGGCGGCATCTGCGGCTTCTCGTTCTGCCGCGTCAATAATTCTGGCGATACGCTCAACTTCTGCGTCAAGACTTCCTGTTCCGTCATAAGTCACCACTTCCGCTTGTATTTTCTGTGGGGCATCTATGCCCAAAATCTTTGCGCGTCTATCAATTACTTTCAGCACATAATCAGCCGCTCTTAAGTTGCCCTGGATAGCAGGCTCCCAATAGGTGAATTGCAATGCGTCTAAGCGATCTAACTCAATGCGCCTGGCTTCTGCTGTCGGTTCTTCCAGGGTGCGAGCGCAAGCGCGTTCATAGGCTTTCCATGCTCCTGCTGGTGATGCGTAGCCCACTTCATTAGCAATCATCTGCCAGGTCATACCAGTGCGGCGCAGATTAACTACCGCTAACTCACGGTCAATCTGTGCTGGCTCTGGTGTTTTTCCTGACATAGTTACACTGTAATGCAGGAAAAAAGGTTGCGCAAAGTGATAATTATTTGCAATCCGTAACGCTCATTGCTTCATGAAACTTCAAGGGTGTAATAAATCCATGTTTTTCTGCATGTGCCTGCATATTGGCTTCTGCCACATTTAACTGGCAATAGTCACAATAGCCGTTATTCATCAGGGAATAGTTTGCCTGTCTTTACTAGGTTAAGTCTTGCGTCTAATAAGTCATCAATGCTCAGTAATAACATTTCTTTTTTGCGCCAGTCCATGCGGTTGCCGTATTCATCAGTCTTTAGCATCTCATTGATGTGCTTGATGGTTTCATCAATGTCAGCAACAGTGATTTCATCTGCTATCTGTACGGTCATGCAAAAACTTTACCGTTTACTTACGGGTCTTTGCTTTAATTTCCGCTTCATGTAGGTCAAACAAGTTTTCTAGTTTTTCTGCTAGATCATCTTTGCCTTTTACGCGTAATCTATCTGCTAATGCGCCCAGTGCATACAGCACTTCAGGATCCTGGCTAATTACCATTCCAACCCAAACCAGAATGGGCCTAGATCAATGCTAAGCGCCCAACGGTCAATGCTGAACCCAAGGCCAAAGCGCTTCCAGTTCATTCCTATGTGTATCCAAAACTTGCCGCTTTTAATTTCCTTGTTCATTTTCTGCCGCCTTCTTTGATTGTAGGAAATCTAACAACTGATCAACAATTACTACATCACGCCCATCAACATGATGGTGGTAATCACCTGCAAACGCTTCTACTTCTCTAATGATCTGTGCGCGTTCTGTCTGCTTAATGATGTTAAGCATAGAAATTACATTATTAACATCAGCCATTTTTGCGGGAATTACGCTTTGCTAAATAGGCTTCTACTTCTTCACGGCGGTAATAGACATTACGCCCTGACTTCTCCACCCATGTAATTGTTTTACGGTGTTGAATTTGGCGTAAGTTATTCATGTTAATGCCTAAAATTTCTGCTGTTTCTGCCGCGCTGATCAAACCATCTTCTACCATGGAAATGCCCCTTCTAATTGGTTATCTGTTGATTGCTTTCCTTTAACCATGCGTGGCACTACACCAACATCAGTTGCAGTAATTTCCATGCTTGTTTTTTCTTTGCCTTCTTTGTCTGTGTAAGTTGATTGTTTCATTGTGCCGTTTACAAGCACTGCATCACCTTTTTTGATCATGTCTGTTGTTGCTTCAGCCTTTACGCCAAACTGCACAACACGGAACCACATAGTTTCTCCATCAACCCAGTTATCATTTTCTTTTGTGCGGGGTGTGTAAGCAACGCTAAATGTTACATAAGCGGTGTTGTTTTTAGAGAACTTTAGTTCTGGATCTGAACCTACATTGCCTTTGACTGTGATATTCATTTAATCGCCTTCCATTAGGGTGCATACATTACCGTCATTATCTAATAATACAATTCTGCCGTCTGGATAAACCATAGGTGTCTGCTCTGGCTGTTGCCATGAAGAAACCATAAATCCTTTGTCAGTAGCCCAACTAGGATTAGCGTGGATACTGTCAGTGCCTAAATTATGGCAACCATGGTGAACCCGCATCAAATTGGCAGGTGTGTCTTGCCCGCCCCTGGATTTAAGTTTGCGGTGGTGCAGGGCCATAGACTCTTGCGCCCTGCCCCCACATGACTCACAATAATTGCCTGCTCTTTGTTCAACTATTTTTACTACTTTTTTGTCCACATTAGTACCAACCACCCCTAAGATCCGCGCCCGCTTTCTTCTTCCAAAAAGCCCAAGCGCCGCAAGGTGTGTCATATCGCTTATAGATATAACGCAATCCTGCTTTGATCTGCACTTGTGGATCTTTAGGGCGAACAGGATAACCATAATTTACCCAGGTTGAATTGAGAAATTGAGGAATTCCAAACGCTGTACTATGCGGATTAGCCGCATGAGCGCGCCAGCCGCTTTCTTTATGCCAAAGCAAATCCAAACATGCAAACTCACGCTTTGCATTACGCCATTGTTTTTCCACCATGTAAAAAGCATAACTTTTAGGCTCTAATGATCTAATCATTTGCTCTTGTGTTTTTAATGGCGCTTGTGCTTCTGCGCTAGGAACTACAACAAACCCAACCGCTACTGCGATTACTAAAAGGATTTGTTGAATACGCTTCAGGCTTTAGCCTTTGGCTCCTTTAGCGCAACAGCCGCAGTTATTTGTACCGTAAACCCAATCACCGCAATTTTTACAACGGTTTACATTCTGATCCATGATTTACCCCTTTCAGGTTATTGTTTGGACTGGATTATTTTACCTGTAATTTAGGGGCTAAAGGGTGTTCAAATGTCTTTGCGTGGGCTGTGCCGTTAGGCTCAACAAGCACAATTTCACGCCACATGCGACACATTCCATGATCTACAAAGCGGTTATACATAGATACCGCTTCTAGGGCGTTATCAAACCTACGGATAAAAGTTACGGATCCATCTTCTACTACCTGGATCATGTACTCCCATGTATCAATCTTTAGTGCCATTGCCTTCACTCTCTTTCTTCCGTATATGTGTACCCATGCCCACAAACTTTGCAGGTCACGCTTTGATCTACATTGCCCCAATCATCTGTTTCAAAATCTTCTTCCCAGATCGCTTCACACTTTTTGCCTTCCTGATCGCAATCCTCACAACGCTCATTGCAGACAATTTCCCGCGTTACGGTAGTTGAATAAATTCCTGAACCCATCATGCTGAACCCTGGACTCATGGCTTTACCCCCCAAATAGTTGTAAAGAAAATCTTAAACCAGGTTTCAAACTGGATCCAAAACTTAGACCAGTCATAGCCATCAAAAGATAAGGCTGTGCTGGTGTCGCTTAGCGCTGTTGCTGTATCAATTACGGCAGTTGGTGTTTCAACCGTAACTGTTTTGGTATCTATCGGCGCAACTGGTACGGGATCTTGTATAACTGGCGTTGGTGTATTAACTGTAAATCGCTCTACTACTGGCGCTGGCGCGTTGTTATTAGTTACAACCCATTCATTAGTTGTTGCTTCATGCTTTACATCTACGCCTGGATTGTTGTTGCCAATGCCATGATGAACGCCTACGCCTTGCAAAACATAACGCTCACCTGGTTGCAAAGTTAATTGTGAATACAAAGATCCTGCGCCACAAGTAGCCGCATCACACATAATTGCCCCGCCTATGGCGTTGCCCTGTGCATCTACTTTTACATAAACATCTGCGCTTGCTGTTTGTGCTGTTGCCAATGCCAGCACCATGCCAATGATTACGCGCTTCATGGTGTCACCACCAAATCAATCATCTTTGCACATGATCCATAGCCAAAAGTGTTGCCAGGCATATTGCCTACATAACAAACATCTCTAGTAGCGTAAGTAAACAGGATTACAAGTAAAGCAACTGTCACCCATAGAACCACATACCCGCGTGTTGTAATTTTCATGTGCATACGCCTTCCTGCTGAACTTTTCTAACTTTGATTATGTGTGCGTTAGGAATAGCCAGTTCAACCATTTCCTGCACTGCTTCACGCTGTAACGCGTTGATCATAGACTTGCTTTTGTTAGCAGGAATAGAAAATTCTTCCTGGTACACATACATTTCTATTTTGAACTTCATTTTTTGCCTTCCTTTACTGGGTAGTTCTGAAAAGGATTTGGAGCATAATGCTTCAATTCCTTAATTGCGTTGAAACAAGTAATGCAAATGCTTCTGGCAGAATTGTTAATGTAAAATCCAAAAGCATGAGTTGATCCGTCACACAATACGCATTTCATTACATTGCCCCCTTCATAATAGATACAACTTCATCAACCGTAATCTGACCGTTTTTGATCTGCGCGTAAAGAGTGCGCCCAAAATGACGGTCATTTACATACCTAAACATTGTGTGAAAAGTGTTAAATGTGAAACCTGTGCCGTTATGAACATCTGTCATAAACTGATCAAGATTTACTTTTGTTGTAGTTGACGGTAGGGCCTTCTCCCATGCGGATTGGGTGTTGCATTTCAAAATCAACGCGCACATCTTCAGTTTCTTTGTCCATGGCACATTGAATTAATTGCTGTGCAAGGAACAACGCTTCTTCTTTTGTAATAGTTGCAATCGTTGAATGATCGCCTAATAGTTCTAATTTTTCTGTATCAACAGTGTTGTAAACATACTTACGCATTTGTACTTTTTGAGTTGTAGCCATTTTTTGCCTTCTTTCGTTTGGGGGGCTTATGCCCCTTGGGTGAGATAAGTATTACGGATTATTGAAACAATTACAAGCACCTTTTCAGGTTATTTTTTAGCCAGGCAACGGCGGCAGATCATGGGGTGAATGTCTGTCTGGAACGGGCTGACATGAATAGGCGGAATTTTTGTGTCCATGATTGCGTTGTGGCAGGTAGCAACTCCCGTCATTCTGTCCAC